GCCGTGGCTGGTGTGGAAGAAGATCCATTCTTAGCACCAATTAATCGCAAATCATCACCCGGTTTTCCTTTGACAAGAGAGAAGGGAGGGTTACCAGGCAAAATGCGTTGGTTAGGAGACATTGAATACAAACTGGATCCAGAAATCAAAGCTGAAATGGCTCGCGTGATTGAGAATGCCCGTCAAAATATACGAACACCAACCATTTGGACTGATACACTCAAAGATGAACGACGCCCACTAGAGAAAGTGCGCATTGCGAAAACTCGAGTGTTTTCAGCAGGACCTATGGTTTACACGTTGGTTTTTCGTAAGTACTTTCTCGGCTTTGCTGCGCATTGCGCCAAGAACAGAATTGACAATGAGATTTCTATTGGAACAAATGTCTATTCTGTGGATTGGACTCGAACTGCTGAAAAGCTTTGCAGCAAAGGTGACAAAGTGATTGCGGGAGACTTTTCCAACTTTGATGGAACACTCGTCTTGGAAATTCTTGCTGAAATCGTTGAAATTGTGAACAAGTTTTATGATGACGGAGAGGAGAATGCTCGAATACGGAAAGTTCTATGGAAAGAAATTGTCAACTCAATTCATGTTTGTGGAGATGATGTTTACATGTGGACTCATTCACAACCATCAGGATGTCCCATTACTGCAATCTTGAACTCTCTCTACAATTCCATCTCAATGCGCTACGTGTGGCTCACTGTCATGCCTCGTGAATATCAAACAATGAAAGCATTCAATGAACATGTCGCAATGGTTTCATATGGTGATGACAATTGTGTGAATATCTCGGACGCAGTCATTGACCGCTTCAATCAACTTACCATCGCAAAAGGATACGAGGAGATGGGCATGACTTACACAGACGAAACTAAGTCTGGTGACATGGTACCTTATCGTTCCATCGATGAGATTGGGTACTTGAAAAGAAGTTTCAAGTGGAATGCAGACGAACATCAGTTTGTGGCTCCGCTTGAGCTTTCAGTAGTACTCGAGATGATCAATTGGGTGCGTGGAGATTTTGATCTCGAGTAAAGAACAGTTGAAAACATGGAAACTTCCGCTTTTGAGCTTTCTCTTCACGGACGAGAAGTCTTTGAGCATTGGGTCCCAAAATAC